TTCTGCTGTAGCAAAGTTAAAAAGAAAATCATAATGACTAGCAACGTATTCAAATACTCTTTTTTGATTACGGAGATAGTGATATGATTTAAATGGTTCTTCTGTTGAAAGCCACCACGCTTGCCCTTTCTTTGGATTGTTATATATGGGACAACAACCAAACATAGCAATGACTTTATCTTTATTATTGAAAACAGAAAATGTATGTGTATTTTTTCTGTTAGCCCTAAAAGGATAGAGCAAAGCCCATAATGGATCTCTTCCTGTTACTGCAATCTCGTATCTATCTAAAGATCGCAATTTTGGTGCTAACTCAAAGCAGTCGTCTGGGACTGCTATATCCATATACATTATCTATACAATCTAGCAAATGCATCATCAACACGTTTAACAAATGTTTCATCTCTTTCACGTGGATCAAAATATCGTGGGTCTTTCATCATTGTACGAACATCATCAAGTGTTAATTTATTCATTGGTTCTGTTTGTACTTGTGAGATATTTTGTTTTTGCATTTCCATAACTCGTTCAAGTATTTCAATACCTTCAGCAGTTTGTCCAAGTGTAGATGTAAGATGTTCATATTGATCAGGTGAAAAATAGGTTGATGCAAAACTGTCTACTGCATCAACACGTGCATTTGCATTTTCACCTAGCTTTGACATTTCTTGTTCTACATCTACTTGTGCATCTAAATATCTGTTAATATATGTATTAACTCCATCTTCAAACATTTCTTGGGTATAAGCATTTTCTACACAATGCTTCGACCACCAATCAAACATTGGGTTTTCAGCTACATCTGTTTCTGTAACACCATTAGGTAAGGCAGGCATTACATATTCTTCTGGTGCTTCTTCAATAGCTTCATTTGATAGTTCATCTATTATCTCTTCTCTAAGTTCATCCTTTTTTCCTCCAACAAACTTCTCTAAATGCTCATTTGATTTGAGTAATTCATCTGTGCGTATTTCTCCTGTTTCCTGATTCCAAAATTTTTCTGGCACATTTTCAGGTCTTTCTCTTGTAAATGTTTCACGTGGAACATTTTCTTCTACAAGAGGTTGAGGGTCTGCTTCCGTTGTGGTTTCTGGTGCACCCTCTGTTTGTGGTTCTTGTATTTCTTCAGCATTATCTGACATCTTGTTTCTCCTTTACTATTGTTTGACTTCTGCCTTTGTTAAACCTACGTTGTATCAATGCAACAAGATATCTTTGCCCTTCAAGATGACGTAATGCAAGATCCGATACTTCACTACCTGCAACAGATTCTATTGTAATCTGTCGTAGATATTTTAATACTTCTTGTCCTGCAGGAGATTTAAATACATTTTCAAAATGAAAATTTATTTTTTCTTCTTCACTTGGATGTCGTTCAAAATTATCTAATCCAACGATACGATTAGGTTTTGCTTTCATACTATATTTATATCAGTTATATACTAAAGATCAACTACCTGCACGAGATAATACATTCATTGCATCACCTGACGACATACCTGCCTGCTGTGCTCCTTGTAGCATAGTTTGGATTTGATTCGCCGCTTGTTGCATTTCATCATCAGAACGTATTAGTTCTTCTGGAATCCCTAGTTTTTTAGCAATATATTTAGCTAAATCATTTTGTTTTACTAATACATTAGCTAACTGTGGTCCAAGTCTAGCTTGCAATAAAGCTACAAATCTATCTACTGTTGCTACATCTTGTTGTTGTTGTGCTTGTGCTAATGGAGAAGAAGATCGTACTTTAATTTCTCTGCCATTAATAACAGGTATTTTAATTCTTCCTTGTTTTTTTAATATATATACTACTCTTTGTAGAACAGGCGTAACTAGTTCTGCCTGCAATCTACCAAATGCGGCACCTATTTGACGAGAAAGGTCTGCCATACGTTCTGCAACTTCTGTTGCTGACATAGGCGTTTTCTCATTAGGAGTGCCCAACATATCATTATAAAGGGCTTTTTTAATATTCGTTCTCATATCTCTTAAAACAAGATCAGATACTTGAAAGTTACCTGCAGGTGCGACAGGTGTTAGTCCGCTACTACCTACAGCTTTTGGTATAATAGTTCCCGGTATAAGTTGTATATTATCAACATTAATAACACCATCATCCTCAACTTGATACATTCCTGATATTGCCATTTGTGCATTTTCTAATATAAGTTCTATAACTAAATTAGCTGTTTTGATTGCAGGTAAAGCTAATTGCAGTGGACCTCTTCCATATACTTCTCCTGCACATTTACTCCATCTATATACAATAAATGGATTTGATCCCATTCCTTTGAATGTATCTGCAAACAATTCTGCCTGATACATTTCAGATATTACACAATATTTATATTCTTCATTTTTTGTATTTTCATAATTTCTGTAAACAACTTCAATAATTTTACAATCCTTATCAGGATTTTTCATCATATCTTCTTTCATTCTTTCTGGTATAGTAGCATTCGGAAAAGCCACTAAGAGTTGTTTATATTTAATTTGTCTTTCTCTAAATACGTGATCAATTTTATCGTCGTGCCCTGCATCAAGTAATACGTGTGGTAATGGTATAGATCGGAAACGTACAGGTTGTATTGCATCTCCCTCTTCTACAAGAAGCACACCTGTTCCTACTGCGCAATCTAAAAATGTTTCGTGTACTTCTTGACTAAAGTTAGAGTTTTGTAATATTTCAAATACATACTCTGTTACTTCATCAAGAGTTTCATTAATCTCTTTTTGCTCATCTTTCGGTATTTCTGATCCTGCAACAAAGTCAGCCCATCTTGCATAGTTTGGAACAATACCTGATTGTAAACGTGAGGCAAACTCCTGTATACCTACAACAGCTGTTTCATCAAATATTCTTTCACTTCTTCTTTTGGCTATGCTTTCTGAATAAAAAGATTCCCTTTGAGGCAATGCATATTCATAACAATCCTCAAAGATAGGAATCCATTGATCTTTAATTGCTTTAGCTTTTCTATATCTAGCTAATATCTGATTTACTTTTGATTCACTAAGATCAATAGTTGCTTGTGGTTTTACGTCTATGACCATTAGACGCCTAGTGTATCTCTAGTTTGGATATCACCTGACACCATAAAACCTTGTCCACCTTTTCTTCCAGATAACAAAGAACGTCTGCCTCTTTTACCTGTAAGAGTGGCAACGGATTGTTGATACTGCTCGTCTTTCAACTTAGCCTTGTCCTTCAACTCATCCTGCCTAGCTTCACGCCTTTGCTGACGTAAAGTTTTTTCCATTGGACTAGGTGGTGGTGGTGGTGGGGGTCTGTATCCTCCGCCTCCGCACATAGTTACCTCCTTCTTTCATAGATGGTTTTAGGTTTACCACTAAAAACATCAAAATTACGTTTCGCTATTATAGGTTTACTATATTTCGTGCCAATCGTCAACGACCTACCCTCACCTGCACCTAATAATAAATATTGCAAGGCGTCGTGAATATGTGAAAACCTATTCTTATTTGGTCGATCATCATAGCGTTCACCCGATACTTGTAGTCTTCTATAATGATAACCACCTGCAAATCCTCTAATTAAATTAATACAACTTTTATCAATAAGTATACCTGATTCTCCATCAATCATTCTTGTCAATGTTGCATTTACGCTTTCTAGTCTAAGTGTAACATCATTACTAGGAGCAGGGCGAGCCATAATACCTTTACCCCTTAGTATTTGAAACGGTGTATTCTCATCTGTTTGAACTCTATGATCACCTGCAGGATCACCAAATATGTAAAATGGTCGTGGTAAATATCGTGCCATAGATTGCTTCATAAGATCAGAAAATTTTACTATACCCATATCTTCTGCAACTAACTCTTCTAATATTATCCAACGGGATCTTATTTTCTGTGCAAATACACAAGCAGGTGTAAGGCCAAAATCAATACCAATATATATTGGCAATGATTCTGCAATAGCTAATTCTCCTGTTGCTACGTGTACATCAGTACGAAATGATTCATATACAGGTTTGCCATCTTCTACCTGTCCTAGTTTATTTAAAACATAAACATCTATCCACGATTTTGTTTTACCTCGAATAATATTACTATAATAATTTTCTGTAAGGTTGTTTTGATTCTCAGATTGATTATACTTTTTATATTCAACCACCTGATTGTTCTTGTCTTTAATTTCTTCCATAGCAGGTGGTTGATTAAAAAATTTCCAATTATCTGGTTTAATAAGCATCTTTGCTTCTTGTTTACTTATATAATCAGGTATAACAGTTTCACCTGCC